TTCTGAATATAGGCATTCACCTCGCTCAGGTCCGCCTTTTGTATTCCAGGTTATAATTCCGTCTTCATAGTTCACAAGCTGCCAAAAAATTGAAGCGTTGCCATCAACATCCAGATATTTTCTCGTAAATGTAAGGGCCATTATCCCACTCCTAGTGCTTCCTTAAGTTCGGGTTTCTGGATCCCGGCTCTTATACCAGCGACGATCTCCTCAATCCCCCGGTTCCTCATGAAGTCTCTGACTCCGAGTGCGTCCATTGCGGAAATGTTTTGAGTAATATAATTATTGATCACGGGAGCAGGCATTCCCACTCCAGCACCTCTGCGTACTTCTGATGCCGAGAGCACCCGCTCGCCCGCATGCAGATGCGCGAACGTCTCTTGAGGAACAAAACCGCCCTCTTTATATGAGGGAAGAGGAGCTGCTAAAATAGTGGCAGCCTGAACCGCTCCCAAGCCTCCGACTATTATTGACAGTGGAATATTCGGCAACGCTTCCGTGATAGCCCGTGCCGTATTGACGACCGCGGCCATGAAATTCGTCGCCTTCGCTGCCACGGCCTGGCTTCTCATGGCTTTTTTGCGTTCCTTTTCCGTCTTTTTATCAAGCTTCTCAATCATCGCCGCCTTATCCTCTTCGCTTGCCAGGCTATTCTCTATGGCTTCTCTCTGTCGTTGATATTCATTATCGATCTGCTGCATACGGTTCGCACCGAGCTGGCCGAATATGTTGTTTAATTGATTCGCAAACTCTGCGGCATAATACAGCATGCCCTCCCAAGACTTTTGCCATTTTTCTTTCTGCTCTGCTGTCCAGGTTTTAAGAAACTCGGCAAAATCCTTAAATTTCTGTTCGCCTAAAGTAAAGGCTGGAAATTCAAAAGCCGCGCCTAAATCTATGGCTGGTGCCAAGGCCGTCGTGATCGTCTCTCCGAATTCTTTAGTCTTTGTATTCAGGTCTTCTTCCTTATCTTTCAAGTTTTTAATTTCAGTTTGAGCTGTCTTTATTTTATTTGTCCACGTGTCGAAACCAGCTATAAGATTGGCTACTCTATCATTTGTTTCCTGTGCCGATTTATTGTATTTCAATTCATCAGTGGTAAGCTCTACAATGGTCATCATAACGGTATCGAACATTCCCTTGACTTTTTTCCCAATGAGCGGCAAGTGGCTCAGGATATCAAGTCCAGCCGCTAATTTGATAAGCTCTTTTCTGAGAAATCCGATCGCTATCGAAGCCACGTCATAGATTGTTTCTTTGAGTAGACCGAAGCTCGTGGCAACCCATTTAACTCCCTCTATAATAATTCTGAATCCGTCTAGAACTCCGATCGCCATATCTTCAGCCCATTTCTCCAGCTTCCCGGATTCAACGAATTCATCTAATTTTGTATTGAAGATCACCAGACCTTTTTTCATCAGCTCAAAGACTTTCGTCTTCATCACGGCATCACGGAATTTGAACCATTTATCCTGAAGCATGGAGATAATTCCAGTCCAAGTCGTGGCGAGCTTATCTGCTGTCCCGGCGATCTTACTCTCAGCGCCGGCAAAAGCCTCATACATAACGTCCCTAAATTCCGGGAGACTGAGTTTCGTTATATCATCAATACCCTTTTCCATCTTAGCAAAGTCTCTTATCACTTGGAGAATCCCTTTTTCCCTGAATACATCGGCAGCCCCAGCGCCATCCGCGAATGCACGTCCTAAAGCGCTCGCGGCTTCAGGCATTTTCTCTCCCATGTATGCGGCCAGGTCTGCCAGGATCGGAGTCCATTTCTTCAGGTCAGCCCCGAATGCCTGGACCTTAACTCCCGATTCAATAACTTCTTCCAATGTGAATGGAACTTTCGCGGCCACATCTTTAAAGAATGCCATCGCCCTGGTCGCGGCTTCCTGAGAGCCGAGCATCGCCTCGAGCCTTAATTTATAAGTCTCAATTGAGGATGCGACATCGAGAAAGGATTTTGCCATCCGAAAGATGCCGCGCGCACCGAAATAGACCGCTCCGATGGCGATCATTCTTTTTGCCATACCAGCAAAAGCAGAGCCCGCTCTGTTCGCTCCGCGAGAGACCCCAGTAAGCCGTTTCTCCATGCCGCCGAGGTCCTTGCGTACCTTGCCGAGACTTTTCTCGAATTGGTCAATTTTTGCGCCGATTTCAACTTCGAGTGTTGCTGCTTTTACCATCAGTTATCCTCCCCATAAATCAGAGCCTTTCCGTCTTTTCCCCGTTTAAGAACTCGTGGGGCCATCTTCGCATGGAACTCAGCTGTCTCCAGAGCCTGGCGTCTTCTCTCTTCAGGATCAATCTTAACGATCTCATCCGCGAATTTAAACAAATCCATTTCTTTTATCTCTCTTTTTGCATATTTGCCCGAAATGTTCATAAGTTGCATAGTTTGCCACCTGAATGGTCGCCAGATCTCCTTTTCTTGCCTCTGTCGCTCCTCATAAAAGACCTCTGCGATGTCGAACGTCTCGCTCGGCGTCAGCCGCCAGAACTCAGAAGGCCGAATCCCTGCTCTCAAGGCAGTCCTATAATTCTCTTTCAGATATCTTTCCCACGTCCATTCTTCTTCGGACTCGGCCTCTACACGTTTTTTGCTGTCTCTTTCTCTTCAGGAATGGCTTCGGATATTGCCTCGCCGATCGCTTTCAGGTAGCTGAAGAAATCATCAAGATCCAAAAGCTTCTCGACCTCATGAAGAGACGGTGGCTTCTCTTCATGAAGAAGCCCCGCCCAAATAACATTCGTCGCTTCGACGAAACTTACCTTGCCCGTACCGAGCTTTGCTCCAACATCGATAACCGAGTATCCGAACTCGCGCTCGAATCGGCAGAGTGCACTCCAGTCGAAGCGCAACGCCCTTTCCTTGCCATCCTTCAGTTTGATGGGCACTGATTTTGTAGGCATCTTTCCTCCTTTAGTGAAAAGAAATGAATTTTTTGAGAACGGAGAGAGGGCATGATACAAACAGGCCACGTTGTATAAAAAGAGGAGCCACGCACAGTCCGCAATGCTGACCGGATGGACGGTTTCATCCGGCTGGCTCCTCTTTTTTCTCCTCATCATATCTTCTTTTCTCAACAATTTTATTTCTTTCGATATTAATCATACGTGAGCCTTCATAACTCACGGACCACCTGATATATTCTGAATAATCAACACCGAGCTCATCGGCAATAAAATCAGGTTTCATCCCATCCAGCAGCAGTCTGGCGACTTTTTTGATTTTATTCATATCAGGCATGAATGCCTTCGGTTGTTCCCCGGGCTTTGAATCCGGGAACAATTCTGTTCTGATCTTCTCTTTGAGCTTCGGAAAATCATCAAGGCCGCCTTGTTTTATTGTCAATAATTTCTGTTCTCCGCCCTGACTGGCGAATCTTTTTAATTTTGCCACATCGACTTTCAAGAATTTTGCCACCTTGCCGAGATCCTGAAAATGCTCTCTTACAACATCGAAACGAGCGATGAAATCCTGCGACAGATTCCATTCCGAGAAGTCCTCCACGAAGTTTTTCTGGATGGCGCTGCCGAATAGCAGAGTCGCCTGCGCCTTATCCATGTAAAACTGAGCCTCCCCATCGGCAGTAAAGACCATTCGACCGTCCTCATATTGAATCTCAATCTTTTTCATCATGCCTCCTTTTTTATTCGACTTTGCCACGAAGCCGAGCTAATTCAATTCTCACCATTTCTTTGATCTTCTTAGGGAAGTCAGTCTCTCTTAATTTGTCATTTATAATCTGCTGTAGATCAATCTCTGCAAATGTCTGTGCAGCCTTGGTTATCACCCCTCCTGCCGGCTGAAAATTAGGGACTATGGAATCAACCCCCAGCTCCTTCTGCAATCGTTCCGAAATGACCCCCTTCTCCACCGCTATCGTCAATGCCTCCGAACATGAAGGGACCGGGACTAGAGAATATTCGAGTAATTCCCATTTGTTGTAAGTCCGCTTTGGAAGGCTCGGATCTCTCTCCAGGGCCTTCGCTTCCGTATCCTCCCACTCGATGGGGATAAAACCGACTGAGAATGAATTCAACAATGGCCCCGTCCCTCCCACGTCCTCAGTGTATGCTCGATAGTATTCATCCGCCCGCTGATTCGCTGCGAATACGGTCTTTGCAATTAGTCCCTTTTCGTCCCTCTTTATCCAGGCGTTCTTCGCTGGCGGGATTGTTGAATAATCATGCCCAAATGGCACGATTGGATTCTTTCTGTAATTCTCGATATCCACACCCTCCGGCAATAACATCTCGCCATCCCTGTCCTTTATTCCGGTGGATATATAACTGATTACAGACCGTTCCTCTTTATCGACCTCTGACTCCTTTTCCGCCGTATAATACTTCCTGACAAAAGGGATCTCATCCTCTTTTATGTGAAATCGGCTGGCGAATTCTGTAGCCTTGTCCGGGAATAAGTCCGCAAATTTTAAGTGTTCCGTGATCATATTCATTGCTGTCCTCCATAGTGATAAGTGACGTCCCATAAACCGCCGCCCTGAATCAGTTCGAGAGTGACAATTATTTGCCGGCTGTTCTCATCCTGATTCCAAATTTCAATGCGCCAGTAACCCTGGCCTTCCAGAGCCTCTTCAATGGCGGAAAGCAGCGTCTCAATATTGCCCTGGATGCTCGAAGCTCCATGATTAAAGCTCAAAGTGAATTCGGTCTCTTCTTCATCGAGATTGTTATCCTGGAGATACGCCTCGATGGCCGTCCTGGCTTCGTCTAATTCGCTCATCTTTCCTCTTCAATAAGGAGACAATGGGATCCCGTTGGCCCGAGCGATACGCTGAAAGGTCGGACTGCTATCCCCAAGGCCGGTCTCGATATGCAAAAGTTCATGCCGGATTATCTGCCGCAGCATGGAATCATCGAACTCCGCTTTCTTCCAATTTGAGCGGTTAATATAGACAATGCCGTAGTCCTGATCAGCGACCTTGGCCTGCATTCTTGCCGAGCCGAGCGCTTTCTCTCTCAGCTTATTCGTTATGGATACGAGAATTTTCTTTTTGTTCATGCTTATGGATTGAAATTCCGTCTCTATTAATTCCCTGATATGCCTCTTGACTTCAAGCTCCCGCCTCTCCCATGTCGCCTCGTCATCCCCATCACCCTTCACGGCCATTAAGAATTCTTTGAATTTTTCATCTTCCATCACTCACCTCACTCGATGAGACCTTTCTTGCGCGCATAATTCAACGCTCTTTTCAGGACCAGCTTTTGGTAAATATTAAGACTTTTCCTGCCGAACCTGATATCTAGCTCTTCCTGTTCAGAAACACCGAGCAACTCGGCAACTTGAGATGATGTGAGATTTAACTTTGTTCTGACTTCATGGGGGCTCATCCTCTCCCCGTCTAATTTCAAAAGTTCCTTTATGGTTATTTGCTGCTCGACAGTCGGTCCTCCCTTGCCGCTTTCCCAATTCCATACAGTCTGCTCGGGAACCTTCAGCAGCTCGGCGAATTCTTCACTACCCAGCCCGAGCATCCTCCGGGATTGCAGAGCCGAAGGACAGCCCACAGCCTTTTTTGCCAGTTCCCACGAATCAAGATAGTTCTTTGGGGAATATTCTTCTTCTTCATCCTCCCAGGGATAATTGAAATTGATCATTGCTTTACCTCTTATGATCTCATTTTAATGTGGGTTCTTTCATGCGCTGGAAAAAACGCATCTTTTCTCGGGTAGACAAAGGGGGAATACCCCCTTGACAAGAGAGGATTATCCAGTAAATTTATTCTATTTTTGTTATCTCGAATCTTTTTTTTTCTGAATCTGCGGGTCCAGATCTCCCGCGATATCGTTTTGGAAGAGGTAGCGAAACTCCGAACGATCCTCCTCTCATCCTCGCTGATCCTGCCGTCGGCTAGGCGAATAAACCTGACTTTCCTCTTCTTCACAGCAACCAGGTCGAAGATCCCCCGGTCGCTTTTGATCACATCATGGCCGTGGCCTAAAAGCTCGGCCAGAGCGCTGTCCCTGGCCTTTCTTAAACATCGCTTTATCCGCTCTTCACTCACCGCCGTCGCCTGAAAAAAGGAATCCGGAAAGTCGTATATCGATTATCTTCTCCCCGCAGCCATGCCTCCCGCGCTTCATCGATGCCGGGAAAAGTGAGCGTCCATCTCCCCGTGCATCGCTTACACTCGAAAGCGACTTTCTTCGTGTGCTTTTTTTTCTTCACGCGGGAATGGAATTCTCCGCAGTGCGGACAGAGGACTTCATGAAAGTCAGGCTCACCCGTCCCCGCAGGAACGCCCAGGGCCTCACCGTGCTTTTTCCTCCGCTTCATAGCCATTCTATCCCTCTGCCGTTATCACCCGGCTCCTCGCTGCAAAGCACAAGGGCGCCGGCAACCGCATTCGCCACATCGTCATGGCCGCCTCTCAAATGGTCTATCTTCACAAGACCGCCGCTCTTCAAGAATCGCTGGAGCCCGAGCAGCTGCGTCCTCAACCGCGGATGGTCTAACAATTCGACCTCTCCCTTGTTCATGAGGACCCCAAAGTATTCGTATATCTCAGACTTCACCCGCTCGCTCGCCTCAACATGGACGTCATACCCTTCCAGGTCAGAGGCTATCCAGCCGATGGCATGACGGTCCTGCGTAACCTCATTGATACCGTACTGCTTGCAGATGAGGCCGATCTCACGAATGACCTCCTTATTCGAGAATGGAGGACGCGCCTCGAACAGATAATCCAGAACGCAGACCCGCTTCTCCGTGTCCTCATCAAGCTCGGGATGGGCCACGGCGAACGTCATAGAGTCCCCGCCCTTGCGCATACCTTCCGACGGGTCGCAGAATGCGAAATAATCGTCAACCTCGGCATCCGGAGGACAGAATATGCGGCCTTCGACAACAGCCCGGTCGATGACCTGAAGAGGTAGAAAGCCCTCGATGTCCTCTCTGAATTCCGCGCAGTACTCGGCCCCGAACTCCGCCTCCCCCAGCTCATCATAATGCTCTTTTCTCAGCTCCTCTTCTGTCAGCGTCCTGTTCATAACCCACGTGGGAGAACGCCACACAAGAACGCTCCCGGACTTGCCGTAATGTTTTCTATATTTATCCCAAAGAAAACCCTGGCGCGCGAATGGGGTCGAGATCCCGATGATAAGAGAGTTCTTCACGGTCAGCGTTCCCGGCTTCAATGCCGTGTAGACTTCTTTGTCTCTCAATGCAGCCTCGGCCTCAAACCGCCAGTATGCCAGCTCCTCCATGATCAACAGGCCAACAGTGAATCCTCTCGTAGAACGCCATGACGCGGGCTTCACGACGATCTCAATGCCGTTCTTCAGCTCAACACTCTCAGAGAGCGGCTTCTTTACCATGCTGCGGAGAAAAGGATTGAGGCCCAGGATCGCCTTCACGTAGCCGATGATTATCTTTGCCTGGTTCGTGTTCGTGGCAATGACGAATATCTTCACCTGCTCTCCCTTTGCCATGTACTTCTCCCATCCGCCCCACACCGCATAGAACACAGAGAGCAGAGCGCATATCGTACTCTTGCCGCTCCTCCGGCCAGCAATGACATAGGCTTCCTTGGCTGGTCTCACAGGCGACTCTGAAAGCCCCGTACAAGCCTGCAGTAGTTCCCTGTCCTCCTGAGTTTCGCATTCTAAGCCCATTAGAGCGCGAAAGAACACAAACCATGAGCGCCAGGTATTGGCGTCACCGAAATACGCCCCCAGTCCGCTCTGTGACTCAACAGCCTCAATGATGTTTAGCTTATCCATTATCCTCCTCTTTGTCTGCAAGCTCGGCCTTTATGATCTTCGCTTGCTCAACCGGTGAGACGTCTCTCGTTATCTCCTTGCGTTCTATGCCGAGCATCCCGCATATCTTAACGATCTGATTCACATAAGAGAGATACTTTGTCGGCATGTTATAAAGCGCGCCGGTCCTCTCCGTGACTTCAGCCGTCGTAGTCTCAATGCACCGGCATAGGCCCTCCAGCAGGACCAGCTTATTGAGCAGCACGATCTGTCCCGCTGTCATGTTCTCCTCTGTCCCTGCTATGTCTTCGATGTACGTCTGCCGTACCCAGGTCAGGTAGCGTTCGACAGCCGCTCTCTTCTTCGGCATCTTGCCTGTCCTGATGTAAGTATAGCCTCCATGTCTCTTCCGGGGTCCTGGCCGTAGCTCAATGGACTCGGGGCCTGTCCCCTTTGAATGTTCCTTTTTAGCCTTATCTTCACTCATTTTTAACCTCTTTATTCGCAATAACTTAACATTTTCGCCTGTTTACTCATAGTCATAATATGGTCATAAATCAGACCTTCCCCTCAAGAAATATCTGCATAGTCAGTGCAGTGCTCTGAGTGCTTTTTGCCTGTATTGAGGGCATGTTCGAGCCTCTTTGAAAACCATCTTTTAAGCACTTTTCTATCAATAGTGCCAGTGGTAGGTTCATGGCAATATTGGCAGTATTGGCAGTATTGACCATTAGTGCCATTAGTGCCATTAGTGCCACTGCCACACTGTTATAATTATTGGCAATTATGATGATTTCGTCTCCTTACCTCTGGGAGCGAGTCGCCAGTAGCTTTTTCTCTCTTTACCATATCCTGTCTCTTGTGATTCAAGTATGCCTTGACTGAGGAGCCTTGCTTTAGTGCGGTATATTGTACGCTCTGGGATGCCTTCCTCTTCTGCGGCCTTGCGGACTTCCGTACTCAGACATTCGGGATGCTCTTCAAGATAACCCAGGAGCCAGGTCTCGGCGAAACTCTGCCTCTGTTTTCTTTCCCTTGCATCGCGTGAGAAGAGGACCTCTGCATCCATCATAACGGGCTTGGGGTCGAAGTCGATTCGCAGCGTATCGTTTATCTTAAAGGCGAGGCCGTCGGGCTTCCTGGAGAGATTCATTTTCAAGGAAGAGAGGAGTCTGGTGTCCCGGTTGTCTTCTTCCGTCTCCCGGTTGTCGAATGATATGCCGAGGACGGAGCGGGCCACTCCAGCGAAGGCCATGCTGCCGCCTATTCGGGTGATGAGTTCTGAATCCTCCTTTTTGTTGAAATGCACAATTCCCAGAACAGCAACCATTCTCTCCAGCGCAAGTTCTTTCAGCGGCATGAGCTTCATTCTGACATCCGGATCGCGGAAATAATCCATGCTTTTTCCCAGGAATGCGTTCAAGGGATCGATGACGACCATGCGGATGTTGGCGTTTTTCTCCAGCTCCCGCTCCAGAATTCCTATCGCATCGAGTGAGAATTTCAGCGGGTCGGCAAAGGAGATGATTCTTGCAAGGTCCGCAGCATTGCCCTCGAGCCTCGGTTTGATTATTTGGCCCGGGTCGTCCTCTGCGGAGATGATGAGCGTCGAGCAGGGCTTCATCTGATTTGTCTCATCGAAGGCGGGAAGGGATTCTCCTCTACTCAGCTTGGCCGCGAGCCAGGCCGCGAAAAAGCTCTTGCCTACTCCAGGATGACCGGCCACAAGCGTGATCATACCCAGCGGTATACGTCCGGGCCAGAGCCAGGTAATGCTCCTTGAATCCACAGAATTATAGTCTATAGAGAATTGCTCGACCTCATTGAGCGCATCCAATTTGTTGAACATTCCCCGGATTTCTGCCATCGCTGAGTCGTCAACGGTGCCGGTTTTAAGTTCAATATCCATTTCCTTCTTCAAGGTGGCAGCTACCTTTTTGCTTAATGATTCCTTTTCGATTTTTTTTAAGATGAACTCAAGTTTCGAAACATCAAATCGATAACAGCCTTCGAAGAGCGTGTGGAATTCGGAGACTTTCATCTTGAGCTTGTCGGCCGCCTCCTCATAACTGAATGATTGCGCTCTTTGGAACTGGCGCTGGATCTCATCGAATATCTGTCGGCTTTTGCCTTTGAATATGCTGGCTTTGACTGTGACTTTTTCCAACAGCGCCGGGTCTTCCGATATTACATAGAGAGCTGCTTTCTCCTTCTCGTTCATTCTTGTTTTTCCTTCCGGGCTTCTTTATTCAAAACTGCCAGAGCCTTCTTTTCCCCCAAATCTGAGACCATGCACATGAAGCAGCAGTAACCAAGTGCGACTGCGATCGTGTTTGAAAATTGAAGAGTTTTGATCGGCATCTTCTCGCCACAGAGCTTGCAGACTTCGCTCATCCTGAATTCTCCTGAATCCACTTCCCCAACGCTTCAGGATCGAAGCGCACTCCAACACCGGGGATTTTTAATGCGGGAATAGACTTCTGCCTCACAAGTCGATAGACATGGAATGGATGGATCTTAAGAAGTCGACTGACTTCTTTTACGGTCAGATACTCCTGCATCCTGTTCTGTCTCCGGGAAAATCTCACCAGAAGGAACATTGAAGATTTTTGAGAGAAGTTTTTTGTCGCGTTCAGTTGGCAGGATTATATCCCTTTCGAGCTTTGAAACGCGACTCTGGTCCAGCTTCCTTTTTGACTGGATATAGATGTCATCCAGGGTCAGAAATTTTCTCAGCCGGAGTTCTCTGAGTTTGTTGCCTTTTTTCATGGCAGCCTCCATTGAAATAGAGACCGTGGCATGATGACAGAGAAATAGTGTTATGTGTGGGAAAGCAGTTCTTAATCATCCAGTTTCTTAGCTTCATGCAACGATCTTAAATTTGATTCGTCAATGATTCTTAGCATAGCAATCAAAAAGCTCTCTTGATTCGAAGTAAACATGGCAGTGCGTGACAACGAAAAAAGAGAAGGCCAAATATCAACCAAGCTATCTGTTGTATCAGCG